CTCTTACAGAATTAGAACGAATCAGAAGTGGAGAGCATGCTTCAGACAATCCTGAAGGTATGTGGCTAGGGTCAATTGCAGGAGGTAAATTACCAAGTCACCCAACATTTAGTAGTGAGAGTCCTTATCACATAAAAGGGTTTGCTCCTGCTGAAGGTGGTACTTGGGATAAGCAAGGATTAGATTGGAATTACACACCAAGTAATGAGCAAATTAAAAGAGACTCTGATTACTTGAATAGATTAAAGCACTATTTCGATAGAGAAAGAGATAATGGGATAGACTCTATCACTTTACCTAATGGAAAAAGTATATAGTAAAGCCATGACTAATAGAATCCTAAGTAAATTGATGATAAAATCGTAAAAAAATGTAGAGAAAGTGTGCATATGAGTGATGAAGAGAGATTATTAAAACTAGAATTAGCCTTACCGCAGATTAAAGTGTCTATTGAGAAGATACTAGAAGCTCAGGATTCGTTAACTGCTCTAAAGATAGAGTCACAAGAGTCTAAAAAGTTTAGAGATGCTTTCGATTCTGAGGTTAGGAGGATAGTTAGGCAGGTTCTTGATACTAAGGACTTTGATAAAGCTATTAGTCTGCAGATTGAAGAAGTGGTTATGGTTATATTCAATAAGCCTGAAGTTAGAAAGGACCTAGGAAATACTATAGATAGTAGAATAGACTCTAAATGGAAAGATAGAAAGTTAGGATGGATAACTGCTTTTATTTCTGCTGTAGTTGGGATAGTTATAGGTCTGATCAGTTTTTGGGCTAGAGGAGCTATAAAATGATGAGAAGTATAAGCAGGGAACGTTTACATAAAAAGCCTTATGTAGTGTTGTATGCTGAAGATGCTAAAGATATAAGAGAAAGAACAGCATCAAGTTTGAGACTATTGTTTGAAAAAGTCTACACTGCAGAAGATGGTGTTCAGGCTATGGAAGAAATGCGTAAGCATCAGATAGATATAGTTATATCAGATATTAATATGCCTAATATGAGTGGTATTGATCTAGTAAAAGAAATACGTGCTATGTCTAAGACTTTACCCATAATTATAACAACTGGACATGCTGAATTTGTTGGAGTGTATGAGAATGTGTATAATATAGAAACACTTACTAAACCGTATTCAATATTTGATATAATTAAAGTAGTCAATGAGATGCAAAATAAAAATAAGATAGTTGAAGATAGTGAGGCAGCTTACAATAGACTCGAAGAGGGTTATGAAGAAGCTAAAAAACTACTTCAGTTATTAGATATAAAATAGAGGAGAACATATGGCATTAAGTTTAGTGGCAGGAGCATTAAGTGCTATACCTAGTATAGTAAAACTGTTTGATAGTGACAGTAGAGGTGATGGTGTAAGAGAATTAACTGATACAGTAGTAAATGAAGCAAGTAAAGCATTGGGTGTGGAACCTACTAAAAAAAGTATTGAAGACAAGTTAAACAGTAATCCAGAGGATGTATTGAAGCTTAGAGATATAGAGTTAAAATATGCTACAGATATTGAGTCTTTAAGACTGCAAGATGTTGCAAATGCTAGAGAGACTAGTATAAAAAGACAAGAATCTAAAGATTGGTTGGTTAGAGTTACTGGAAGTATTATTGCATTGCTTACAATTTTGTTTGCATTTGCACTTGATTCATTTATTCTTTATGAAGCATTTAAGAATGGCATCACTGAACTTAATCCAATAGTTACATTAATAGCAGGGTATTCAAGTGCTAGAGCTATTCAGGTTTTGTCTTTCTATTTTGGAGACAGTAAAGTAAATGCAGATAAGCAAAGAAGTAAAGAAGGTAGATTATGAAAAGTCAATTATTTAAAATAGAGGAGTTGGTTCCTAAAGAAGTATACCAAACTAGAGGTGACAAAGCATGGGAATTGTTAGATCCAAATATGATCAAGGTATTGGATAGAATTAAGAAGAAGTTTCCAAAAGGAAGTATGACAGTTAATAACTGGTTGTGGAATGGTAATAGAAACTGGAGCGGATTAAGAACACCAGAAAGTCCATATTACAGTAAGTATAGTCAACACTCCTTTGGTAGAGCATTCGATGCTGTGTTTAGCAAATACACTGCTGAAGAAGTAAGACAGTACATAATTGATAATTTAGAAGAATTCCCTGAAGTAGGTGGAATAGAACTTGGGATTAGTTGGTTGCACATAGATGTTAGAAATGTAGAACAAGTTAAAATGTTTTATCCATAAGAAATAGTTAAGTAGTACTTAGCTAAAATAATTGAATAAATAATGAGGTATACATGAAACACATAAACAATAAAACTAAACATATGACTAAACTAACCACTTGGGCTAATGAGCCAAGTTGTGCTGACTTAAAAAATGATTATGATAATTCGTCAAGCTTCCATGAGGAGTTCAAAAAAAGATTACTCCAATATGAGGAAGATAGAGACGGAGGTAAAAATATTAATGCCCGGCCAGGTAAATCGTCAGCAAGGCCAAAAGTGGTTAGAAAGAATGCTGAGTGGAAATACCCAAAACTAGAAGACCCATTCCTAAACACTGAAGATATGTATGAGATTAAGCCAAGAACTTGGGAAGACACTAAAGCTGCTGAACAAAATGGATTGCTGCTGAACTACCAATGGGCTACTAAAGTTCCTAAAGTAAAATTAATTAATGATATAATTAGATACATAGTAGATGATGGTACAGTAATCGTTAAGACAGGTTGGGATGTACAAGAAAAATTAGTTAAAGTTATGCAAGAGGAACCGGTATATGCTGGTCCAGAAGAATCGTTAATAATGATGGAAGAGTTGGCTAGAGCTGGTAAAATGACTCAAGAAGAATTCGCTGAAAGAATGCAAACTGGTGAACCTATGCAAATTGGGGTTAGACAAGTTGAGGTGGAAGTTCCTAAACTAGTTAAGAATCAACCGAAGTACGAAGTGTGTAATACTGCTAACGTCATTATAGATCCAACATGTGAAGGTTACATAGAAGATGCTGGGTTCATAATCCATGAATATGATACAAACTTAGCAGCGCTAACAAAAGAAGCATACTATAAAGACCCTGAAACTGGTGAGGTTGCTGGTGTTTACCACAACTTAGACTTAATAGATAAAGAGGCTGGAAATGCTAAATATGATGAACATAAAGCACAAGCGTACAATGACTTCAAATTTACAGATAGAGCTAGAAAGAAATTAACAGCATATGAATACTGGGGTTACTGGGATATCAATGATGATGATGTGCTAGTCCCAATAGTTGCTACATGGGTAGGAGATGTATTAATTAGATTAGAAGAAAATCCGTTCCCTCATGGTAGACTACCATTCAGTATAGCACAGTACATGCCAGTTAAGAAAGAAGTTATGGGTGAGCCAGATGCAGAACTGATAAGAGAAAATCAAGAATCAATTGGTAAACTAACAAGAGCTGCACATGATATTACGAGTGAGCAAGCAGTTGGTCAAGAATTCATTGATGAGTCACTATTCCCAAGTATGGCAGTTAGACAGCAGTACGAAAAAGGTAACACTGTATATTATAGAGCAGGGCTAAACCCTAAAACAGCAATATATAAAAAAGATGTTCAAGGTATCCCATCAACTGTGTTCAACATGATACAATGGCAACAAGCTGATGCTGAGTCACTTACTGGTACAAAAGGATTCAATGATGGGATTAGTGGTGCAGCACTTGGTGAAAGCAATGGTCAGGTTAGGTCAGCACTAGATGCTACAAGTCAAAGAGAGCTAAGTATATTAAGAAGACTAAGTGAGTTGTTTAAAGATATGGCAAGATTAACAATTGCTATGAATCAAGCATACTTAACCGAAGAAGAAACAATTAGGGTTACTAATGAAGAATTTGTAGTAATTAGAAGAGATGACTTAATGGGTGAGTTCGACTTAAAGGTTGATGTGTCAACACCAGAGAAGGATGAAGATACTGCTAATAAGTTAACTATGTTGCTACAAACAAATGCTGCTAGTATGGATCCGGCTGAGGCTAGAATATATAGAGCTAAGATTGCTAAATTGTGGAAACAGCCTGATATGGCTAAGGCTATAGAATCGTACCAACCACAACCAGATCCAGTTCAACAAGAGTTACAAATGTTAGCACTTGAAGAAGCTAAAACTAAATTAGCAATTGCCAGAAAAGAATTAGAAGAAATGGATTCAAGAATTGTTGAAAGAGTTAGTAGGGCTGAAGAGAATGTATATGACAGAGTTGCTAAAGATGCACAAGCTAAAGAAAGATTAGCCAGAGCTGAAGAATCAATGGCTAATGCTGCTCATGTTAGGGAACAAACTGATGCACTTGCAAATGAGTTCCTTAAAGATGTAACAGGACAAAAAAGAGCTGAACAAGAGTTAGATAAAGAGTTCGATGCTGCTGTAAAACTAGCACAGAAAGCTAGTTCTAAGGTTAGAGAAGGTAAAATACCCCAAAGATTAGGAGAATAACTATGGCAGAAGCACCTAGATACCAAGAATTAAAAGATGAAAGAGCAAATGTTGACATGCAAAGACAGCAAAAGATGCAACAGTCTCAAGTGTCTCAAGAAGCAGTGCCGAGAGAAAACCCAATGTTGCAACAATACATGCAAAAAGGGTTAAATGCACAACCACAAGATCAACAAGGATTAGATGCTGGAGATTACGGAAGAGTTGCTGCACAAGTTGCTAATTCAGTTGGAAGTCAGGAAGAGTACGCAGACAGAATGTTTGAGGGTGTTACTAAAGGTGCCTTAGATCCAAGAGGCTTTCTAAGTGATCCAAATGTACCAGACATGTCCAAAAGAGTTCTTATGAGTTTGATGAGTGGCGGTCCACAGGATGAGATAGCTCCTGAAGGATTAAATCCTAGATAAACAAACTGGGACCAAACACTGATGTCCCATTAACAAAAAGCTGTAAATTAAAACACTAAGGAAAATGCAATGAGTGAAACACTTAACATTGATGAACAAATCAAAGAGATCGACAACAATCTGGAAGTTCTAGATTGGAACATTAAAAGAGCCGAGGCATTAGAAAAGTTAATAGGTATGGAAGAATTCCAGTTAGTAATTATGGAGGGCTACTTAGAAATTGAAGCTGAAAGAGTATTCAACTTACTAACACATCCGTTAACAGTTAAGCCAGAGGACAAAGAAAGTTACTTGAGTCAATTAGACACTATTAAGAACCTTGGGAGATACTTAGGTACTTCAGAATATAAAGGGGTTATTAAGATCAGTGCAGACAACTCTAAAAAAGATAAAGAAACACTGATTAGTATGAAACAAAAATTACTAGCTGGTGAAGGAGAATAGTCATGGCTGAATTAAGTGCAAAAGAACAATTAGAACAAATGATTGCAGGTACACATGTTGACGAGATCATTGAAGATGGTGTTAATGAAGAAGAAGAGACTGAGGTAGAGGTTGAAGAAGAGACTGAACCAGAAGTCGAAACTGATGAAGTTGAAGAAGCTGAAGAAGCCCTTGAGGACACAGACCAGGAAACTGACACTGCTGAGGAAGAAGAAACGAATGAGGAGAATGACGATTCTGCTGAGGAAACTTCAGAGACTGTAGAGGAAGACCTGGAAGAAAACGCTCAAAAGGAAGCTGAAGAGTCTGAAGACGAATCAGAAAACACTGAACCAGAAGAACCCAATTATAAGGAGTTCTACGAGAAAGTGGCTTTAGCTAAATTTACAGCTAATGGGAAAGAAGTTGAAGGATTTAAAGATCCAGAAGATCTGGTAAGAGCACAACAAATGCTACACGGTTACAGTGACAAGATGAAAGTATTCAAAGAATATAAACCATTTATTAAAGCACTTGAAGAACGTGGGATTACTAAAGATTCAGAACAATTCAACTTAACAATGAGCTTGCTAGACGGAGACCAAGAAGCATTCAAAAAAATACTAAAAGATAAAGGAGTTGATCCTCTTGAGTTAGACTTAGAGAATGTTGAATACGCTCCAAAGAATACGTTACCTTCAGAAGCACAGATGCTGATTGAGGAAACTTATGAGCAAGCAGACAACTTAGGAATTGGTGATAAGTTTAATAAAGTTATCAGCAAAGACTGGGATGTAGATAGTCTACAAGAGTTCATCAAAAATGGTGCGGTTAGAAATGACTTAATGCAACACTTAAAAGATGGGACTTATGACATCGTACAAAATGAAATTGACCGAATGGAATTATTAGACTCAACAGGTGCTTTAAGTGGTAAAACATCAATAGAAAAGTATAGACTTGCTATTAATAAGTTAGCACAAAATGCCCCAAAAACTGAGGCTAAACCAGAGGTTAAAGAAGAGCCAGCAGTTGATAAAGCTGCAGAGGCTAAGAGGATTGCAGAAGAAGCTGAGTTCAAGAGAAAGGCTGCTGAGCGAGAGCTAGAGGCTGCTGAAGCTAGAAAAAAGGCTGCTTCTGTGAGTAAGAAAAGGGTTTCGTCAAAACCTAAGCCTAAACCTAAGCTAGAAGAGCTAAAAGGTGATGACTTTAGGAACGCGTTCAGAGACATGTTGATGGGCTAGCCGCTCATCAACCAAATAAAAACAAAGGTGTATTATGGCTGAATTAATCGGAAAATTTAACAAAGGTGGAGTAACATCTAATACAATTGATAAACAGTTCTCAGAAGAGTTCGTAACAAAAGCAGTGGTAGAAGTACCAAAAAGAAAGAGTCATTTCTTAGTAAGAGCTGATAAATTCTCAATGCCAAAAAAATCTGGGGATAAATTATTAAGAGAAGTTTCATACGGTATGTTAGATAAGAGAGTACTAATTGATGGTGGTGTTGATGCTAACACAGCAACAATCCTACAAGATGTATTTTATGTTGTTCCAACTGGTTCAAAAGACATTACTTCTGCAACTGCAATCTTTGACACTAAAGATTACTTTGCTACTGGTTCTTATGCTACATGGATTTTAGCTAGAGCTGCTGCTAAAGCTGCTGCTGATGCTGATGCAGGTGCTGGAGAAGAAGTTGTTTCTGGTTCAGGTGGTATGGTTAATGGTGAAGCATCATATGCTGCTACAGAAGGTCCATTAGTTGAAATGCCAGAAGAAGGTGGAGTAATTAACTTATTAAACCACTACAGTAAAATGGTTTCTGCTAACATCACTTTCCATGGTATTGGTCACAAGTTCTCAATGAGATCTGTTAATTTAGATTCAAGAAAAGGGTTAATCGCAAGAAAGATCCAATACATGGCAGATGCTGTTCAAGACTTAAAAGAAATGCAAGTTAGAAGAGACTTAATTGCTGCTGGTTCAGTTAATGCAATCGTTTGTAATGCTTCTGAAAATCCTGCAACAGACACAATTTCTGAAATTGATGGGTTAGATGTATTAAGTTACACTGGTTTAGAAACATTAGAGCAGTACTTACTAAACAACGATGTTCCAATGGATACTGAGATCCTTACTGGGGTTGATTTAGTTGATACTAAAACAGTATCAGACGCATGGATTGTGTATGTAAATACTGAAGTACTTCCAACATTAAGAGCAATGAAAGGTCCAGGTGACACACTTGTATGGGTTCCAAAGGAGCAATATGCTGCTGGTACTGACTTAGTTGATGGTGAGCAAGGTAAAATTGGTCAATTCAGATTCGTAACTGTTAAAGATATGGAAAGAGAATATGGTGCTGGACTAGAAGTTGGTTTAGCTGTAGATGCTGGAAATGGTACAGATTCTGCGAATTCTGCAACACAATCTGCTGCTTACCAAACAAATGGTAAATATGATGTATTTACTGCACTAGTTGTTGGTGACGATTCATTTACAATTACTGGATTTGGTAGTAACAGCACAGCTGCTTCGTACATTCCTCCTAAAAAAGATGTACATAATGATATGCATGCTCAAATGGCTGGTATCTCTGCTAACTGGAGTTATGGATTCCTTAACTACAGACCTGAAAGAATCGCTTCATTGAAATTCAGCGTTTCTAAGAACCCTTCAGTGGTGGCAGCAGCTTAATTCACTGTCTACTAAGACTAAATTAAGTTAACCTCTGATATACTTCCTTTATAAAACATAAAGGAAGTATATGAAATTAATACAAAAAATCGGCTCAAGAAAAGAGTCACAAAACTCAACAAGAACAAAGCAATGGGGATTGTTTGAATGTCCTGTGTGTACAGAGCATGTCGAAAAGCCTTTATCACACGGAAGAAAAAATAAATCTTGCGGTAAAAAAGAGTGTAAAAAAGCAGTGTTTGTTAATAAGAAATCCGATACTTCAGAGTGTAGGAAAGAGCCTGTTATATCAACTCTTCCACACTACTCTAGTATGTACAACTTCTACAAAAGATTAAGTAGTAATTCTGAATTTGAACTAGACTCCACAATAAACGCAATTCGTAAATTTTGTTTAGAGCTATACGCAGATTATGCTACTGTTAGAGAAATGAATCCTAATGCATCAATTTATGTGACTACTAAAGATAATTCAAGAGTTATAAATAAATATAATTGTCAGTTTAAAGCATCTGAAGAAATTATGTTTGATAAAGACTTATTGGTAGATGAATTGCAGTTCTCATGTTATGCATTAATGTACCAATTGGGTATAACTCATGCGAATGCAGTAAGAACATTAAAACAAGTTTGTAAAGGCTATACACATAAAAATGTGGTTGCTAGATGTGGGAAAAAATTCAAAGTTCTGGTTGTTGATGAAGAGGATTATAATAAAACTAAAATAATAGTTGGGCATAATAAAAATTTAAAGAAAGTGTCTAGTAATATTTATTTGATAAAAAGTGGAGCATACACAAAAATAGGAATTACTGAAAATGTCAACAAAAGACTGAGATCTCTGAACAATTCAAATCCTACAGGTGTTGAATTAATAGCCTCTTGGGATTACGCAGAACAATCTTATGAGGTAGAACAATACCTACATAAAAAATACAAAAAGTATAATAAATCCTTAGAATGGTTTTGCTTAACACAAGAGCAAATTGATGAAATTTCCAATCAGTTAACAAATAAGAAAATCCTAAAAGAAATAGCTGAGTTTAAAAATAAAGAATATAACGATAAAATACAAAGTATTAAATTAAAGAACCAAAAGTTAGTAGATGAAAGAATATCTGCTTACGAAGAGTCAAAAAGACAGTCTAGAGAAGCTAACAAAAAACCAGTAATTGAAACGGTGCACGAATGGGATGAAAGATTTGAGCACGATAGAACAAATCAAATAGAAGCGACTACAACACATGGTATGAGTAAAACATCATTATATAAAGCATGGCAAACAATGAAAAAAGTATATGGTGTTTGCGAGGAATGGCAAAAGTTCGAACCGTTTAAAGAAGCTGTTGAAGAAGAATACAATAAGTACACAGAAGATCAAATTGCAAGAATATATCCCTTAAATAAAGGGTTAATTGGCCCTAATAACTATACTATAAAACCAAAAGCAGATCATGTGGTAAAATCTACTGTTGCTAAGGCAGTTGAGCAACTAGATAAAGACGGATGTGTGATTGCTGAATATAGAACAGTAACAGAAGCAGCTAAGGCAGTTGATGGGATTGCTAGTAAAATAAGTGCTGTGTGTAGAGGTACAAGAAAGACACATGCTGATTACAAGTGGAGATACAAAGAATAGATTAAGCTAGTTGATGGTAAAATGGTGCATAAATAAACATGTGCAAGTTGAAAAGCTTGGAATAAAATTAATAGCAATGGCGAAAGCTAACTATATAAGGAAAGTAAAAATGGCAAAGACATTTAAACAAATGAACAAAGATGAGTTAATCAAAGCTACTGAAAGTTTAGGATTGACAGAAAAAGTTGCTGAATCTGCAAAAGATAAAGATAATATCACTAATGCTGAATACGTAACGGTATTAGAGGAGTTCAAAGCTTCTCAAGATGAGATTAACTCAGAAACTAAAAAAGATATTGAAAAACAAGAATCTAAGGTTGAGAAGTCTGACTCAGATGGGTCAAAGGTTATCAAAACTGTTGTTGATCAACATGAAAGAGCTAAACTAAAACAAGTTAAGTATAAGTATATTGTAACGGATCATCAGAGTAGGATTCAGGTTGAAGATGATGATGAGACAAGAACATTCCCAATTCAATATGGTAACTTAACAACTGGTCCAAAAAACTGGAATGTTGCTTTACATGGTAATCCACAAGCACTACCATTCAGCGTGGCTAAGAGGTTAGAGTCAATTCCTATGACAATTCCTACTAAAAATGCTAAAGGTGATCCAGTAGTTAAGACACAACCAAGGTTTAGAGTAACTAGAATTGATGGTTGGACACAAGATGAGATTGATTCACTTAAAAGATCACAAAATACTAGAAAATTCAAAGACTAGTTTATTCAGAATCTACTTCGGTAGGTTCTACAATAAACTAAAATAAAGGGACTATATGAATTGTGCAGATAAATTTGTAATAACTAAGGGTGTTGATAATACATTTGTATTTACAATCAAACAAAATGGTAGTACTCTGCCAATGGAAATTGTAGATAATCAAATAACTAAATTCACATCAATAACTCCAACAGTAACATATGTGCCTTACCAACCTGAAGTTAAGTATGTCCCAGCTAAAGCTGAAGTTCAAGCTAGTCCAGGACAAGAGTATATTCCGTCAGTTGAAGGTAAAGTTGAAAAATATTCAGTATATGCTAATGCCCTTGTATCAGGGACTACTTATGAACTACAAATAAACAGTACTACAATATCAGTGCCTTATAACAGTAATACTTATTCAGACAAGTACGAGTACTTAATAGCAATAAAAAACGCTATAAACACTAGTGCAGTAAAAACTATAGTAGTAGCTACAGTAGATTCAAATATACTGAAAATAGAAGGGTTAACTGAAGGACAAAGTTATACAGTGAATGGAAGTAATACATTTACTATAACTGAAACACAGACCGCTCAAACTGCTGTAGCAGGACAGCCTTATGTAGCTCCAGTTGAGTACTCTCCAGCTGTAGATGAAGTTCCTTATTCTGCAGAAGTGGATCCACATTACTTAGCAACAAATGATACAATAAGTGTTGATATAAGTGAATTGGTAAACGGGTTAACAGTTGCTAAAATTGAAGTACAGCCAGAAACATCGGTTAGTAAAATTGCAGTTGGAGTAGACACAATACAATTAGTAAATAATTGGTATGATATTGGTACTGCGTCCGAGTTTATGGTTACACCAGTTGCAAATACTGACAAATTAGAAGATGTGCTTCCAGATATAAGATTAAAATTAAGAATAACACTAATAGATACAGTAGACAAGTTTACTGCTAAACTGGTTAAATTAGAAACAGGAGAACTTGAACTAGAAGTAGACGAATCACCCACTGCAAATGGTAGTAAGTTAGGAATAAAAGATGCTGAAAATGGTAAGATAGAATTAACACTTGCTAAAGAAGACTTAACAGCACTTGATACAGATAGAGGCCCAAAAGTGGATAG